CGGCGCGCTGAAGCCGTAGGCCGTGGCCCCGCCCAGGGCGCTCATGCCCTCGAACGTCCCGCCACTGCCCGCGGTCCAGTAGCCGACGAACGCCACCGTGGTCGACGCGGGCACGTTGACGGTGTAGGGAGTCCCGGCGAGGCTGACCGCGTTCGCTGAGGCGGTGCCCCAGGTGGCCGCTACACGGGCGTAGGAACCGCCGGCCAGCTCATTGGCGCCGCTGCTGCTGTAGGCGGTGTGCAAGCTCGCGTAGAGCGCCTGGTTAGCTGACCACTGAGTCAACATGTAATCGGCGCCGGCCGTGGAAAAGGGCACAGCAAAGCCTCCTGGAGTGCTGGAAGAGGGGCATCACGGGAGGCGCAGCGAAGGGAGTGTCAGGTGCGCCGGTTCGGCAGCGACCATCCGCCCTGCCAGTTTGAATTCGCCTTTTTCAATTGCAGCGTCTGGAGCTTGCTCAGCAGGTCGTTTTCCGTGGTCACCGAGCCCTGCACCGTCACCGCGAAGTGGTAGTGCGTGTCCCCGCCACCTCCGCCGCCACCTCCACCGCCTCCCGAGCCGCCGCCCGCATGGGCGTAGGCCGCAGGAGGCCGGTAGCCGCCCGCGACGGAGGACCCGAGCCGCCCGGCCGCCGAGGCCGCCATCGGCGCTCCCCGGTCGATGCCCATCGCGACTCCGGCCGGGAACTCCGCGCCGAGAGAAGCGCCGACGAGGGACGGGCTGGAGATCTTCAGGTCTTTCTTGATCGTCGCCACGATCGAGCTGGCCATCTTCGTGATCGCCGCGTCCACGTTGCCCAGCTGGGAATCGATGCCCTTGGCCAGTCCCGCCGCCGCGTCCACGCCCGCCTGGTACATCGCTGGCCCGCCGACATCGCCGAGCTTGGCCGCCGAGGCGTGGATCTGGGACTCGATCTTGTTGACCTGCGCGATCGCCGCTTTCCCGCCGTCCGCCAGCCCCTTCGCCGTCCCTTCGGATGACGGGCCCGCCTGCACCAGCTGGTTCAGGCTGGTCGCGTTCAGGCCGCCCTTCTGCAGCTGCCCGATCGTGGCCAGGAACTGCTGCTGCTGCTGTGCCTGGATCTTCATCCCGCTGATCAGCCCGTCCGATGACTGGACTGTCGACGGGTCGAACGGGGTAGCCGTCGCCGCGTTGAGGATGGACGCGTTGCTGATCGCGGCCTGCGCGATCTGCTGGGAGTCGGTGATCTCGGTCTCGAGCTTGGTGCGCTGGGCCGACAAGGTGAGCAGCTTGGACTGGTCCGCCTTGAGGTACTTGACTAGCGCGGAGTCCTTGCCCGCGTCCCCGATGCCCTTGGTGATCGCGGCGTCGATGGCGGTCACGTCGGCGGCCTTGGCGGTCTGCTTGCCGAGGGCCTGCGCTGCGGCGGTGACGGCGGCCTGGCCGCCTTCGAGGCCGACGACAAGGCCATCCACAGCGCTGGCGCCGATCTTCTGCGTGACCTTCGACGGGCTGTGCACCTGGAGCTCGCGAGCCATCGCGGCTCCGACCTGGGCGGCCACGCTGTTCGCCGCGGCTACTGCGGCCCCGGCGTTGGCCTGGATACCCGACGCGAGCCCGGCATCGATCGCGGCACCGTCAGCGGCAGCCGTGCCGCGGGCCGCCACGTACGGGGACAAGTCGGGGGCGGCGGGACGGACTGGCTTCTGCACGGCCTGCTGGGCCGCCGTCTGGATGCCCTGGGCGGCGGTCATCGCCTTGGCCTTGCCCGCGTCGAGCGAGCCCAGGTCGGGTGCGGCCATCTTCGCGGGCTTCTTCACCGCCGAGTCGATCGCCCTGTTGATGGCATTGAGGTCCGATACGGCCTTGCCCTTGGCCGACTCCAGCGCTGCCATGTCCGGCGCGGGGATCTTCGCGGCCTTCCCTGCCGAGATGAGGTGGTCGATGCTGCTCATGTCGGCCTGGACCTTGGCCTTGGCCGCGTCGAGGCCGGACAGGTCGGGGGGCGGGAGCTTGACGGGCTTGCCCATCGCCGAGCCCAGCATGTTCGTGAAGTTCGCACTGACGGGGGCGGTCTTGGCGGGGGGCTGGTATCCGGCCATCTGCCCGATGCTCTTGCCGAAGATCTCGCCGAGGGCCCTGGCGATGTCGTTGCCGACAGGCTGGCCGATCGAGGATATGACCTTGCCCTCGAAACCGCCGAAGATCGACGGCATCAGCGAGGAGCTGTTCGTCGCCGGGGTCGTCTGGAGCATGCGGTTGTACTTGCCGGCCTGCGTGCCCGCCGGGGCCAGCTTGTCGCCCAGCGCCTTGATCACCAGGCCGAGGGTCACGCCGATGGCGGCGATGTTCGTGAAGCTCAGCCCGGCCATCGCCGCCCCGAACTTGCCGGCCCCGAGCCCGGCGGCGCTTTCCCCGGCTCCGGCCCTGACCCCGCCCACCCCCGCGGCGTCCTCGCCGATCGCGGCCCTGTCCCCAGCCGCGCCCGCAGCCGATTCCCCTGCTGCGGCCTTATCCCCGGCGGCACCCGCAGCCGATTCCCCGGTGGCAGCTTTGTCCCCCGCCGCGCCAACGCGGTCCAGCGCGGCAGCGGCAGCATCCGCCGACCCGGTAACCTTGTCCAGCCCGCCCGACGCCGCGTTCGCCCCGGCCGCCGACGACCCGCTGCCGACGTTTGCCAGCTTGTCCGCGCCGGGAATGTTGAGAACCTGCCCGATCTTGCCGACACCCTGAACGGCGGTCATCACCGGGGACGCGACCTTCTGCGCCAGGTAGCCGGCCCCGAGGATGCCGCCTCCGATCGTCAGGGCCTTGGTCAGCGCAGGGTTGGACGCCAGGAAGCTCCCGGCATCCGACAGCCCCTTCATCACGTCCGTGACGGCGGGCAGCGCGATCTGGCCGGCCTGCGTGGCCACGGCCTCCGTGGTCTTCTGGAACGACCCGAGCTGGTAGTTCAGCGTCGACTGGACCGCGGACCAGCCCTTGACGTTGTCCCCGGCGTGCGCGGCGCTCGACGCGACAGCATCGACGTTGCTCTTCGCCGTCCCGGCGTGCTGGCCGGTCAGCATCAGCGCGGTCTGCAGGCCCACGGTCCCGCCGAGGATCTTCGACATCGCCGCGCTGTAAACCTGCGCGTCCGGCTGGCCGGACTTAAGGGCGGCGTTGAAGCCGTGCGCGGCGTTGGCCGTGGTGGCGAACTGCTGCAGCAGGTTCTTCTGCCCCGCGGACTCGGACCCGGAGAACACTTCCGCGTTGTACTGCTTCGCGGAGATGCTGCCGTCAAGGTAGGACTGCGCCACCTTCTGGATCTGCGGCGGCATCGCCTTCATCATCGTCGTGGCGTCCTGCGCCGCCGACGCGCTCTGGTTGAACGTCTTCAGCATCACCAGGCCCGACGGGCCCATCGACTTCATCACTGCCGTGTTGATCTCGTCCAGCGTCCCGGTAAGCCCGGTCTTCCCGAGGTTCTTCTCGATCGACACCGGGTTCAGGCCGAGCTGCTGCTCCTCGCCCGTCTGGACGGTGTTCTGGTTCTGCAGGGCGCCGATGGTGTGCCGGAGGTCATTGGAGGCCCACTGCGGGCTCATGCCCATGGACGTCATCGTGGCCAGCGACCCGGCGACCTGCGGGAAGGACATCTTCGCCGCCGCAGCCACCGGCAGGACTGCGGGCAGGGCATTAACCGCCCCGGCCATCGTCATCTTGCCCTGGCCGACCATCGTGATGATCTCGTTCATGTCCGACATCGCGGCCTGCGACGTCGACTGGCCCTTCGGGGTCCCGTAGGCGTTCATCAGCGACGTCAGCGCGTTGCCGGTCTCGGACAGCGGGGCGCCCTCAGCCTGCGCGCCCTGCGCCGCGGCCTTCAGGATGCCGAGCATGTCCTGCCCGTGGTAGCCGGCGCTGGAGATCATGTACGCGCCCTGCGCCAGCTGCGCCTGCGAGGTGTTCGTCTGCCCCGACAGCGCCAGGATGCCCGCGGTGTCGCCCGGCAGGTTCTTCTGGCTCTCCCCGGCCGTGGTGTACAGCCGCGTCACCGAGGTCTGGAGCTGCGCGGCCTTGTCGACCCCGTAGGCCAGCGCCACTGCCCCGCCGAGCGCCAGCATGTGGTACTTCGACGCGGACGCCTCAGCGGCGCTCGCGTCGGCGGCGGCCTGCTTTGACGCCTGGGCCCTCGCCGCGTCCTGCTCGACGCTGGAGGTGGCCAGCGACGGCGCGGCCGCGACCATCGCCGCGTCGCCTTTCGCCAGCGACAGCGAGCTTTCCGCTGACCCCGCCGCGATCTTGTCCTGCAAGGCGGAGGTCTCGGCGATGGTTGACGTGATCTCAGCCCGGAGCGCCGCCACCTGCGCGGCAGCCTCGTCGGAGGAGGTCCCGATGCCCTTGATGCCGTCGGCGGCACCGCCGAGCCCGGCACCCTCGTCGGCTACGGCGCCGAGCGCGTCACCGAGCTTGCCGACTTCCCCGGCCGCCCCCGCGGCACCGGTGCCGATGTCGTCGAGCTTCCCGGCGCCCTCAGCAGCCTTGTCCATGGACGCCGACACCTTGTCGGCGGCATCGCTCCAGGCCGCGGCGAACTTCGCTGCCCCCGCGTCACCGGCCGCCCCGGACCCGAGCCCGGCCATGTCGGCCTTGATCTTGCCGAGGGATTCCGAGACCTTGTCGGCGGCAGCACTCCAGGCGTCCGCGAACTTGCCCGCCCCGGCCGCCGCGTCGCCGAGTCCGCCGAGGGAGGCGAGATCACCCTTCAGCTTGCCAGCGGACTCCGCAGCCTTGTCGAAAGCGGCAGCCAGGTCGTCAAGGCCGCCGAGGCCGGCGACCGAGACATCGACAATCTCCTCGATCGCCATCGCTCACCGCCTAGCGAGGTCAGGACAGCAGCGACGAGGAAGGCGGGTCAGAGCGAGATGTACCGGGCTGCCACCTCGGCGATGGCCTCGCGGGCCGGGCCGCGTCCTGCGTCCTCGCCGCGCTGCATGTAATGGCTCCCGGCCTGCGTGACGTGGCGGCCGAAGTACTGGCCCGTCCCGGCGTTGTGCAGGCTCCACGGGCCCTTGCTGCTGATCGTGCCGCCGCGGTCGCGGAAGTCCGCGTAGATGATGTGCGGCGCCAGGATAGCCGTGGCGTGCTCCCCGTCGCCGAACACCGTGTCGACGTGCTCCGAGCGGCGCAGCGCGCCCGTCAGGACCGGCGTGGCGTCCTGCAGCGCTACCAGGGCCACGTCGGCGGCGGCCTTCGCGGCGTCCAGGGCCAGGGATGCCTTGCAGTCTGCGGCTATCTCGCGGAAGCGCGTCGCTGCTTCGGAGAGGTTCACCGGCCGCTCCCGTTCTCGATTGCCCGCAGTGTGTACGCGACAGCGTCCAGAATTCCGGCGACGGGAATCGGGATGTCATCGGGGGTAGCCGGGTGAATCCACCCTTCGGCTATCCAGCGGGCATGACGGATGATGCGGGGGTTCACGCCACCGGGGGTGCACCGACAGCGGCCGAGGAGATACTCCCTCAGGTGGTAGCCGAAGGCTCGCTCTCTTTTGGGACCTCGCCGTTCAGGACGCCGAAATACGGGTTGAGGGCGATCAGGAGCGCGTTCCATGCCCCGAGCCCGGCCGCCTCGCACAGCCGGCCCCTCGATCCTTCATCCCACGGCAGCACGCCGGGGAACGAGACCTCCTGCACCATCCAGCCGCACACCAGGTCATGGACGGGCTTGAGGTCTTTCCGGCCAATCCGGACAGCGGGCGGCTCGGCACTGGGGTCGGGCATGGCCGCCGGGTTCGCCGCGGCAAGGGCCGCCAGCGCGGCCTTCTCCTTGGCGTCCAGGATGTCTAGCCGGAGATCCTGGTAGTCGTCCTGGTGGTGCGGCATGAGCGTCTTGATGTCTGCCAGCTCGGCCGAACCGCCAGGGAGGGGAACGTGCATTCAGGTCTCGCTTTCGTGCTGCTAGTAAGTAGGTACCGCATTCTGGAACGTCAGGCTTAGCGGAGCCCTGCCGCCGCTATTGCCGGCGTTGGTCGTATTCCCGATGAACTCCCCCGAGGCGTCCCAGCCGAAAAATGTCTTATCGGCCTTGAGGGGAGAGTCCTTGTACGCCTGGACCTGCGCACTCACGGCCATCGACACCAGGGACGCCCCGCTGCCGCCATTGCTGATCGAATACGCAAAGGTGGGCTGATCGTTGGTGAGGACGTGACTGAGCGGCCCCTCGTCCAGGGCCGGGTCGAGCGTCAGTTTCCACGCGGCGTCAAGGTTGCCGCGCCCGATCAGGTAGGGCTGCTGGTAGCCGTCCGCGGTCGGGGTAGTCTCCACCTGCCGGGTCAGCGTGATCGTCCACTCGGTGACGTCGTTCAGGATCGATGAGGCGACTGTCGTCTGCCCCTTCCACGCCGGGATCATCCGGACGGCGCTGAAGCTCGGCGTCGGGATGAATGACGGGTAGGCGCGGGAAAAATGCACCAGCTTCCCGGACCAGGTCAGCGCTCCTGATGCCTTGCCCATGATCGATATCTCTGACATCACGCCATAGGCGAACGACCACGCGAAATTGTTGCCCGGGCCAGGGATATTGGTCCTGTGGACGAACGTGTGCGTGGGGCCCTGGCCAGTCGTGACACCGGTCGAGCCGTACGGGTTCAAAAGGCTCAGCGAATGCGAGAAAGGCGCGACCACGCTGGTGATGGCCACCCCGGTCAGGTGCGAGAACCGGATCGGGGTCGTGGCGTCGATCACGATGCTGGTTGCAGTCGACCCGGTGCCGACCTTCACCACTTCGGCGTTCGAGGCAGTGTCGATCTGGATGAAGGTGCCCGCGACCGCCGACGACCCGGACGTGACAGCGATCGGCCCGGCGCCCGCCGTGATCGCCGACGACGCCGTCCAGCTGGGGGAGCCCGCGGTGCCGGTGGTGGTCAGGTCGCCCATCAGGTTGAAAGCGAAGATCGGGAAGGTGTCGCCGTACAAGGGCGATTCCTTGATCTCGCTTTCCATCCAGATCGGGCCCTGCTGGAGATCATGGGTCTTGACGAAATCCCCCCACATGGACCCGTCCTCAATCCATGTCACCTTGGGCGAGGGGGTGAACCCGGCGATCGGGATGCTGGTGTATGCCGACAAGGAGGTGGGAGAGACGGCGAACCCGCCGGCCTCCTTGGCCGCCAGTAGCAGCTGTTCGCAGACCGGGTAGACACCGGTCGGCGGGTTGGGAGCGACCATCGTTCAGCTCTCCTCGCTGCCGGTCTCGCCGGCCTCATCGTCGGTGGTGTCACTGCCGGGCTGGTCCTGCCCGCGGTCCTTGCTGCGGGTCTCGCCGTCCTCGCCCTCGTATGGCGACCAGTGCTGGTCGGGCGCCTCGTCCCGCTCGATCACGTCATCGGGCTGCACGGTCCCCAGGAGCACGTCGTAGGCGTCCCGGTGAGCGGGATAGTCGCGGGCGACGAAGTCGGTCATCGTCCAGTAGCGGGGCGGCATGAGGCCTCCAGGGGCGCAGCGAGGAAGAGGAGCGGTACGGTGACGGGCGTGAATAGCGCCAAGACGGGTGATCACCCGAAGGGCAACTTCTGGTTTGCCGGCCGCCTCGGTGAGGAGGATCCGGGCTATGACCCGCGCTGGCCGTGGGCCGTGTTCATCCAGTTGCCCGGCATGACCGACCGGCTGAGCGCGCTGTTTCCCGAGCAGGGGGCGGCCGAGGCGTACATCCGGTTCGACATCATCGGAGCGGGAGCCGACTACCAGGACCGCAAGGTGCTGGCCGGGGAGGTCGTCGCCGGCGCGCGGGAGATCGGCGCTAGCTGTATGCCGACTGAACGAAGTTGCCGAGGCTGACCTGCGCGACTCCCGTGCTCGCCGAGTCGGTGACGTTCGCGATCCCCGCCAGCTTGTACTCAGCGGTAACGTATTGGTCGGCCAGGCTGACCGCGCCCTGCGTCCACCCGCTCAGGCTCAGCGTGACCGCGATTGAGGACCCGCCCTGGAGTACCGGCTGGGTCAGCGTCCACACGGCAGGTTCCTGGATCGCCTCGCGGTAGAGGTTCAGGTCGGCCGCCGTGTCGAAGAGCGCCTTGTAGCTCCCAGAGGCCCGCATCGGGCCGGGGAAGATGCCGAGCGGTGCCTGATACCCGTTGCAGCACGAGTTGATCTGCAGCTTCCGGTCCAGAGCCAGGTCCAGCGACACGCCCCGTGTGCTCGACCCGCCTGCCGTGGCGATCCCCCACGACCACCCGGCGAACGGCTGGGCCTGGCTTTCGTTCTCCGCGAACGTGGCCACGGCCTGCGGCGGGAAGCCGTTCCAGTCGGCTAGGAGCTTCGCGTACCCGCCCGCTGTGACCTGCAGCCGGGCCTTGCCGAGGATGCAGCCGGGCCAGCCGAGCACGTCGACCCCGTCATCGGTGGTGAGGCTGTAGCTGGGCCACACGGTGGCGGGGGTCCAGTCCTGCTGGAACAGGTGAGTGGCCTGAGACTGAACGCTGTCGCCTGCCAGGTGCTCGTACAGCAGCCCGGAGGCGGGGCTGGTGATGGGCACCAGGTACGGGCCCGATCCGGTCGGGGTGCCGGTCTGTGCGTACTCGGTGCTGCTGCCCGTGCCGAACTGAAGCACGGCATTGGCCGGGGTCGCGGCGGCGAGGTAGACGGCGGTCGCGCCTGGTGCGGCAGGCTGAGCGAAGGTGGTCGCGGTGCCCGGCGTGCACTGGTCCGGGCCGATCATCGCCCGGTACAGCCAGCCGGCCCAGTCCGGATACGCCTGGGTGGCGATCGTCCAGGTGGACCATGCGGGGCCCTGGACGATGTCTACGGTGTCCGTGTCGGTGGCGCGGGCGGTGCGGTCGTAAAGCTGGGTGATGGTGCTCTGGTAGCGGGTGCCGGTGCTGAACGGGATGGTGAACGAGGGAACGACGTAGTCGCTGTCCGTGGTCTCGGCGGCGATGCCGAGCTTGGCCGTTGCCGAGAGGACGGAGTAGGTCACCCGTGCTCCTCGCCGCTACCGTGATGGCATGGACTTCTCGGCGATAAAGATCGTGGTCGACCCTGACCTGGACGCGAATACCGTGCTGCTGCAATCGGGCAGCGAGCAAGGGATCTTGGTCGCCATGGACTTTGCGCGGCTCGCGCAGAATCCGCTTATCGCCGAGGACTGCACGTCGCTTATGGAGTCGGCACCGTTCTTCATCCGCTTCCGCGAGAGCGGCGAGCCGATCAGGTGCGAGTGCTGCGGCACTCCCGTTGTAGCCGTCCCTGAGGCCTCTGTTGACGATCCGCCGCCACGCAGGTGGGTGCGTGCCATCTGGGAGGCAAAGGCTGGGCGAAAGCACACGCTGAGGCGCTGCAACTGGAAGCGCGACCGGGCTGCGAGCGTGACCCGGTGAGCGAACTGCCTTACCGGGTCATCTCGGACGTCTTCTATGCCGCACCGGCTCCGCAGCGCCCGCCAGAGGGCTTCTGTGAGGTCTACTGGGGATCGCACGGCTGTCACGAGCCCAGAGGTCACCCTGCCGACGTACCCCACGCCTGCGATTGCTGCGAATGCGTCAGCCATCCCGACCCGGACCCGGACAATCCCAACTCCGAGCCGAGCTGCGTGGCCAAGCCGCCGTACTACGGGCCAAGCACGCTGTTCTACGGAGAAGACGCTGAGCTGTACGGCCTGCCTGGCGGCGACTCCCGGCCCCGGCCAGCTCACATCCGGCGCGAGACTTGCCGCTACTGCAGCCAGCAGGTCATCCTCGGCAAGCGCGGCTGGCGGCGGGACAGCAACCACCCGTCGGGCTATGACTGCGACGATGCGCCGCGCGGGCGTCACGGCATCACCAGGAAGCGCGGCTAGATGTTCAGCTCGAAGTCGTCCACCGGGTAAGTCATGGCCGCGGTCAGCTCCTTGGCCGCCTTGATCGTCTCCGAGGCGTTCCCGTAGTCCACGCTGATATCTGGCTGGCCTTTGCCGTCGATGGCCGCGCTCAGGAACCGCCCGCCGTGGCTCTTGTCCCCCAGCGGCCCGGTGACGCGTGCCCTCAGCAGCTCGATCGCGTTGTCGAAGTCCTGTGCCGTTTCCGCCGCGATCGAGGATGATCCGGGGCCGATCCGCACCACCGGCCAGTGGAGCTCCAGGCTCATGGGGTACCGGGGCCGTATCCGCTGGTTCGCTACCCGGACCTGCCGGACCTGCCCCCGCTTGACGTAGATGGCCGGCTTGTTCGCCTGCCTCGCCGCGCCCTGGACGTAGGCGTCGATGATCTCCCACGGGCCGCCAGCGGAGGCGGGCAGGAACGGCAGGCTGTCGCCGCTGGAGGTCAGCAGCCAGGCTGTTTCCCGGGCCACGGCTGAATCGGTTCCCACGGGTCACCGCCGCCCCGCCATAATTGCGCCATGACAAATCACCCGCACCGCAAGCGCGACGACGAGCCGTCGATCGAGAGCCCCGAGCCTGGAGATATCCCGCCGCAGGGCTCGGCTGAAGTCCCGATGCACACCGGGAACGGGGTACCGCTAGGGCTGCAGGCGAACGCCGCGAGGCTCATCGGCCGGGCCGTGGCCGAGGCGGTCAGCGAGATGCTCCCGCCGATGCTCGCGCAGGCCCTCGGCTCAGCCACCCCGCAATACCACTGCGCCACCTGCCTCGCGGAGCGGCTCAACTGGGAGATCGCGCACGAGGCCGATCTCAGGGCATCGGTGGATGAGATGCGGATCGCGGGACAGGCGATGCAGCCCGGCGACCCGCGCCTCGCCCAGCTCAACCCGTTCATGTTCCTGCCGCCGCACCTGCTGCCGTCGCAGGACCCGGCGGACCCGCACCCGGAGGCGATCCCCGTCCCGTCTGCGGGGGTCACGATGGCCGGCGGCACCTTGTTCTGCGCCGCCCACATGCCGGGAGTGAACCGGCCCGGCGAGGTGCCTAAGCGCCCGCTGCTGGTGGCCACGACCGCAATGGGCCCGGTCTCCTGATCAGGAGGCGGGGCGAGAGGCGCGGGAAGGTCGCCCGGACCCTCCCCTATGACCCCGGCAGCCCGGACTACGGGCGCGGCGTCGAGTTCGGGCTCCTGTTCGCCAGGGTCCAGGACCACGGCTGTGCCCGGATGGCCGTGCACGCGGACATGGCCGAGATGGTGATGCGGCTGGCGGAGCGCCGCGGCCTCTCGTTCAGCGGCAGTCCTCACGAACACGGCGAGGAGTGCCCGCGGAACACCGGGGACCGGGACTGCAAGGACGGCGAAGACTGGCTGGACGTAACAATCGGGCCAGGTCCGTGAGCGGGATGACTGTGCCGGGCCCGCTCGGCCATAACCTCATCGCGAACATGGGGTACCTGCGTCAGGTGCAGGGGCTGTCCCTGCGCAAGATGTCTGCGGAGCTGGACAGAATCGGCCGGCCCATTCCGCCCCTCGGCCTATCCCGGATCGAGCAGGGTAGGCGGCGCGTCGACGTCGACGGCGCCGCCGCCCTGGCCGAGATCCTCGGCGTGACCCCCGATGTCCTGCTGTCGGCACCAGAAGCCGTCAAGGCGCCACCGGCCCCGGTTCCCGCCGCAGTGCGCGAGACCAGGAACCTCACCGCGCGTGTCGAGCAGATGCTCGCCGTCTCTGGCGACCCTGAAGCCGCCCAGGCGCTCAGCAGGCATCTCGGGCGCGCGCTCAGGCGGGTGCAGATCGAGATCGAGGAACTAATCGAGGAGACCGCGATGGGGCCGGCCTAGCCGCCGTACTTCGCCGCCGGGGAATCACGGCCCCCGTAGTTGGCCAGGATCTTCATCGCCGACCCGTACAGCCGGTCCGGGTCATGCGCGGTGTCCTGCGGGTCCAGCTCGGTGATGACCATCCACGCCGCCATCAGCCGGGACGCCCGCACCAGGTCCGCGGGGATCGCGACCGTGTAACCGCCCGAGTACGTCGTCCGGACCCTGCTGCCGACGGGGATCAGGGAGCCGATCTGGAACCACAGGTGACCCGTGTTGTCCGGGCCGTCAAGGATCTGCGACGGATTGAACGTCTCCGTGCCGGCATAGGACCGGATCACCAGCACCGACACGCCGGAGTACTCCCACAGGTCGGGGTACCGGACGGGGAACTGGGTCAGCCAGCAGTGGCGGACCAGGTCGTTGCCGCCGCCGAGGGCCAGCGCCTCGGACCAGCCGATGGTGCCCTGGATCGGCATCGGCAGCGACGCCCCGGCCGGGTACTCGTCCGGGTCGATGCCGTCCGCTCTCGTCGTCTCGGTGACCGTGAACGGCGCGAGCCGCTTATCCCCGGCCGCCCCCTCGCAGGCCCTGGTCGACTCGCTCATCAGGTCCGACAGGGCTGTGTCGGTGTAACCCGCGACGAGATCGGCGAACGGGGACTCGGTGAAGTTCGTGACGGTGCACAGCGGTACCGGGGTGTCGGCGTCGGCCACGGGCACCTCCCGCACGGCGTGGGATCATGCGGGGATGAGCGAGAACGCCGCACTGAGTGCCGCACTGAGCTGGGCCGCGCAGTCCTGCGCCATACAGGTCGCCGAGTACGTGCGCCGCAGTCAGTCGCTTCTGTTCAACGAGCCGCCCCCGGTGCCGCCGATGCCGTCAGCCTGCTACCGGGCTCAGGCCGGGTTCATAGTGCACGTCCGGCCGGCGTGCAGGTGCAGCCGGTAGCTGGCCAGCGTCGTACGCTGGCTGGTGCTGCGGCGGCGACAAGAGGCGGTTGAGTCCGTCCTTCCGCTGCGGGGCCGTTGGAGGCCCTGGCGGATAGCCGCCGCAGCCTTACTCCGCCGCCGCAGCCTTCGCGGTGACGGCCTGGACGGCCTTCGTCGGGGCCGGGACCTCGGCGTAATCGGCCCCGCGGATGTTCAGCAGGATGTGGCCGAGATCCGCGGGAACCTCGCACAGCGGACTGTCCGCCGGGAAGGGGTAATGATCACCCGCGTGCTCGATCGTGGTGCCGCCGGTTTCTTTCCTCAGCCACACGGGCGGGGTCCTTTCGTCTGGGCGCGGGCAGCGCACGCCCGGCGGCCCGGCCGGAGGGTACCGGGCCGGGCCGTCAGGCGGCGGGTGGTTACGAAGCGACAGCGACCCGGTAAGCGCGGCCGGCGAATTTCGGCGTGCGAACCGCCAAACACATATCACCCATAATGGCGAACGGCATGCTGTCCGGGCTGGCGGTCGTCGGGTACACATCCAGGGGATGTGCCTCGCGCACGAACGGCCGCACGATGTTGCCGGGGTCGCGGGACATCAGGTAGATGTTCTCCTGCCCGGCACCCGGAGGCAGCATCGACGCGTTGGTGCCGTAGTACACGACCGGCAGGATGCCGGGCACGACGGGACCGCTGGACTGCTGCGGCACCAGCGCGGTCCCGGTGTCGACGATCTGGTTGGCGTAGACCGGGGTCACCCCGTCGGACTGCAGCCCGACGGTGCTGTCGACGTAGCCGAGGAGCGTCTCCCCGCCGGCCGCGGTACCCCGCCACACCTTGTACAGCTGGGTGCCGAGGCCGTCCTGCCCGGTCGGCGCGGTGAAGCTGAGGGTGACCGTGGACGTGGACCCGGTGGTGGCCTGCGACACCTCCAGCGAGGGGAGGATCTCGCCCTGCCGGGCGATGACCGCGGACACCTTGTAGTAGTAGGTCGCCGCCGCCAGGGTGCCGCCCGTGGTGGCCGTGGCCGCGGTGACGGTGCCGACCGAGTAGCCCAGCGTCGACAGGAAGCTGGACGGGACCAGCGGGACCCGCTTGTACGTCGCGACGATCAGGCCCGCCGCGATCTCCACGTTGTCGAACCGCTGCTGGGCCTGGAGAAGCTGCGCGATCCGGGCCTCAGCTGACACGCTCATGACGTACATCCAGCTGGCGCCCTGCACCGGCTCGGCCGCGTTGCCGGCCACCATGACCATCAGCTCGTCCAGGGTGGACAGGGTGAGGGACTTCCCGGCGTAGTCGATGACGTTCTGGGAGCCGCCGGCGGAGAACTGGCTGATCTGGGTGTCCAGGCCGTCGAACTGGGGCTGCGCGCCGTTCGCGGTGGAGGCGGAGTTGCCCCAGCCGCAGAACGTCTCGACGTCCCAGTAGTAGCCCTTGATGGCGCCGTTGACTTCAGTGGCCCGCAGGTCGATGAGGTCGGTGGTGACGGCCTGCGCGTAGCCCGTCACGCTGCCCACGGCCTGAATGTGGGTCATGGTGAACTGACCCTGGGTGTAGGTGCTGGTGGACACCGGCCGCGCGCCGCCGTCCGGCACCGCGCCGCCGGATACGACCACGGTGCGGGTGTTGAAGAAGTACGTGGTGCTGTTGGTCTTCTTGGTCGGGATGGCGCGGCACCACGGCGCGAAACGCCGCTGGTACTCCACCAGGGTCGGATCGATGAGCTTGGGCACGAACGGGCTGGCACCAGCCGCGGTCAGCGCCTCTCGGATTTCGGACATGAGGTCTCCTCGGGAATGCAGAGAGCCCCCGCCGTGACGGGGGCTCTCGGAATGGTTAAGGGGAGGCCATTTCTGCCCTTCGAGCACCAGCGAGGCTGGCGGCCGGGTGAAGCGGGTGAGGTAAGAGCGCGGGCTCAGCGCCTGCGCGGGCCGTACGCCGCGGCGGCCGTGTGGGACAGGTCCTCGTTCGTCGCGTTCTCCAGGAGCTTCCCGGCGGTGGGCGAGTCGGCGATCGCCTCCAGGGGGGCGAGGCCCTTGCGCTGGACGCCACCGGCCTCGGCGCGACCCTGGCGCAGCGGGACCATTCGCTCCTCGATCATCTCGGCGACGAGCTGCTCGTCGGTCTTCTCGGTGGCGAGGCCCTCGGCCTGCGCCTTGGCGGCGAACTGCGCCTCCACGAGAGCGGCGAGCCTCGCGCGCCGCTGGTCCTCGGTCTCGGTGGCGGAAGCGCCCGTAGTGGCCGGCGCGCCCTGCCCGAGGGCGGCGGACTCGGTGGCGATACGGGCGGCCTCGGTTGCGGCCTTTGCCGCCTTCTCCCGCTTCGCGGCCTTGCGGGCCTGCCTCGCGGTCTCCTGCTCGGCCAGAGCAGTCGCGACCGCTTCGGCGAGGGTCTTAGGGTCGACAGCCGGCGTGCTTCCTGCCGCCGGGGTGGTGGTCTCCGCAGTCATGGCGGGGTCCTCCGTTTCCGTTGTAGCGGCTGCCGGGGCGGCTGCCGGGTCTGGGTCGGTCATTCCGTCACCGTCCGGCGCGGATTCGCCGGGGGCGTCGTTATCGGGGTCTGAGCCGTCACCGACACCGGGGACATCGACGTCGCCGTCCATGTCCGGGTCGAGGGCGGCCAGGGCCTTGCAGGCCGCGTCAGCGGCGGCGCGGAGGATCACGTCGAGGTCTTCGGGGTCCATGCCCCAGGACGACAGGCAGATGTCCACGGGGCCGTTGGATGCGCGGACGCTCCACGAGCCCGCGCGGGACGTGTCACCGAGATGTTCGGCGAGAGCTTCGGTCAGCTGGACGGGGGCGTCGAACGACCAGCCCGCGGACTCGGCCGCCGTGGTGATGCCGAACTTCTTCGCCGCCGCGCGGATGCGTCCCATGACCCGCTTGAGCTGTGCGGCGGTGTACTTCGCCGCGTTGGACTTCTGCGCCAGGTACGAAAGCGCCGCCTTGACGTGGGCCTTTGTGTCGACGGGATAGCGTTTCTGCTTGTCCGCCTGGTAGCCCGGGTCGGCGTAGACGACGTTGCCGAATGGCTTTGACCCGTCGCCGGGAGCATCGCCGCCCTCGGCCACTGCGGCACAGGTGGAGCACGCGCCGTTCTCCAGGACGTGCGGGGCGCCTGCGAACGGGAGCATGGTCCGTTCGGCCTCAGTCAGCACCAGGGGTGCTGCGGGTGCCGTCTCTTCGCTGATGGTCACGCGCGCCTCCTGGACGCTCTCGGTGATGAAGATGCGCTCAGTGGTCTCCGTGCGGCCCGACCGGTCCGCCCATGCGAACGTGTCGATTTCGGCACCGGTCACGCCGGGGCTCTTCGTCCAGTCGATCCCGTCGATCTCCATGTCGTCAGCGGTCTCGACGGGCTGCCCGTCCGGCCCCT